TGACGTATTCACGACAGAGATGGAAGCACGTAGTCGTTCTATGGATATGGGGTGCGGTGGTGCCATTCATGTGCATGAAATTGACGGACAGGCCGTATACATGCCCTGTGGTAGCCATGAAGAGTATTTAGACTACTACCGTACAGAAGATGAAGACAAGCCCTCAGAGGACCGCTTAGAGGCTCTACGGGTCATTGTACAGGAAGTAATGAAAGAAGAGTTCGCCAAGGCAGAGTACCAAGGTGAAAAGGTGACTTTAAATAAACCACGTAGATTATCTGGTGGTAACAAGAAGTTTGAAGTCTTCGTTATGGATGGCAGTAAAGTAAAACGTGTTACCTTCGGTGACCCCAATATGGAAATACGTCGAGACAATCCAAAGGCCCGTGCCAACTTCCGATCACGCCATTCATGTGATACAGCAACAGATAAGACATCGGCTCGTTATTGGTCATGTCGTATGTGGGAAGGAGGCACATCAGTGTCAGACTTAACAAAGAATATAGAAGGGCAAATCCTTAAAGCTGACGATGAACAACGCATGGTATACGGTTGGGCATCAGTAGTTACAGAAAAGGGTGAACCTGTAGTAGACCGACAAGGTGATGTTATTGAGCCAGAGACTTTGGTTCGTGCCGTAAACAAGTTTATGGAACATGTACGTGTCGGTAAAGAAATGCACAAAGGGGACCAGATTGGCGCAGTCATTCACTCTATGCCAGTCACTAAAGAGATTGGTGAATCCCTTGGCATACAGAGTGACCGTGAAGGCTGGGTCGTAGCATTTAAAGTGTATAACGACGATGTTTGGGCCAAGGTCAAGTCTGGTGAATTAGCCGCCTTTAGCATTGGCGGTAGAGCAATAAAGGAAGACTATAATGGCTAACCTTTTAAAACAGCTTGAACTAGAGGAATTATCCTTAGTGGATCGTCCTGCCAATGCAAAAGCTATGGTTTCCCTATTCAAGCGTGACAACTCCGAAGAGGAACAAATGACAGATAACGTAGAAAAGATGTCAGACGACCTAAAGGCAAAACTAAAGCCTTATATGGACAAAGGAATGACCGAAGAAGAGGCAATGAAAGCCTATGACGAGGACATGAAGAAGTCTGATGCAGCAGAGATTGATGAACTAGACCTGCTGAAAGCTGAGAACGACACACTGAAAATCCAGAACGAAGACCTACGTAAGGCTCTTATCGAAAACGGTTTCATTATCAAGTCTGACTCAATCGAAAAGAAAGTTGAACCAGAGTACATTGAGTATGAAGGGGAACAAATCAATAAAGCAGATGTACCTGCCGTTATTCTCAAAGCATTGGAAGAAGCAGAGTTTGCTAAAGCTGATGCAGAACTAACAAAACGTGCAACAGAAGCCCTACCACACTTTGCAGAAGATGTAGCTAAATCCTTGGTTGCTGAGTTCGGTGAAGTAGAAGGTGTTATGGAAGCCCTTAAAGCTGCCGATGCGACATTCGCAGAAAGCATGGAAGAGGTAGGAAAATCAGATGCAGACGGTGAGTTCGCTACTGCAACTGACAAAATGGAATCCCTTGTAAAATCTTACATGGATGAAAACAAAATGAAGAAGGGCGATTACGCTAAAGCATACGCTGCTGTAGCTAAGACCGACGAAGGTAAAGCCCTAATCAATAAAAGCTATAAAGGGGAATAATTATGGCTGTAATGCAATCCCGTGATACACGGACATTTATTGCTGGTGAGGACTTGTCTTCATCACAGTTTAAATTCGTAACTTTGGAATCAGACGGTGAAGTTGACCTAGCAGATGCTGCTGGTGAAAACGCAATCGGTGTAGTGATCAATGACCCAGCGGCTGGTGAAGCTGCTACAGTCGTAGTATCAGGTAAAGTTATGGTAACGTCAGGTGGTACTATTGCTGCTGGCGCACAAATTCAAACAGATGCATCTGGTGACGCACTAACTGCTGCGGCAGGTGATGTAGTTCTAGGTTACGCTTTGGAATCAGCGGTTGATGGTCAAGTATTTGCCATTGAGTTGATCCAAGGTGGTAACGTAGTACCAGCGTAACCAGCGATAGGAAGGATATAACAAATGCCATTGCTAACACCAAATTCGGTACATATTGATCAGCCGTTGACAAACCTGACCATCGCATATGTACAAGACCAAACAAACTTTATCGCTGATAAGGTTTTTCCAACTGTAGGCGTTCAGAAGCAATCTGACAAGTACTACATCTATGACCGTGACAACATGAACCGTACAGGTGATGTTAAGGCTCTTGCACCACGCACAGAAGTCAACCGTATCGGTATGTCAATCTCAAACGCATCATACTATGCAGACGTATATGGCCTAGGTATGGACTTCGATCAGCAAACTCTTGCTAACGAAGATGCAGCACTAGACATTCGTTCAGCGGGTGCAGCTACATTGACAAACCGTCTGCTGATTCACCGTGAAGAACAATTTGCTTCAACATTCTTTGCAGCATCTGTTTGGGGTTCAGAAACAACACCATCAAACTTGTGGTCAGATTATACAAACGGTACACCAATCGCAGACGTAACAGTCGCTCGTCGTACCATGCAGCTAAAATCTGGTGGCTTCAAGCCAAACACAATGGTTGTCGGTAAAGAGGTGCGTGACATCTTGATCAATCACCCAGACATCCTAGCACGTCTAAACGGTGGTGCAACTGTAACAAACACTGCATTGATCACCAACGCTAAGTTGGCTGAGATTTTTGAGGTAGAAAACTTCTACGTCATGGAAGCAGTGAAGAACTCATCAGTTGAAGGTGTCGCAGAAAGCAACGCATTCATCGGTGGTAAACATGCTCTACTAGCACACGTTGCTCCAAGCGCAGGTCTAATGACACCAATGGCTGGTGCAACATTTGCATGGAACACGCTAGACGGTGTGAACAACTTGGGCGTAACAGTTGAGTCATTCTCTGACGATGCTCTAAAGCGTATGCAAGTTGCAGAACACATCCAAGTTAAAATGTCCTACGACATGAAAGTCACAGGCGCAGACTTGGGTTACTTCTTCGACACAGTTGTAGCGTAAGCTAATTACTCTGGGGGGCTGTAATGGCCCCCTTATTCTACTAATGATAGGTGTAACATGATCCGACAAGAACAAATGCCTTTCCAGTTTGACCGCCCCTTATTCGTGCGTGTACCTTTTGATGCAGCAGGACGAACATGGGAGTCAGGACAAGAGTTCAAATGGAAAGAGATGTCCATGCCAGAAACCAATGTGATGACCCTCTACAATCAGAGGATGTTACATCACAATGCAGAACTAGAAAAACAAGTTAAGGCTGGTGATGGACTAGAAGAATTAAACATAGATGGACTACACGAAGTCGTTAAGAGTATCAATGCCAAGGTTAAGGCTAAGACACCTAACGCTAATATGTACGAGAAACATAAGTGTAAGACATCTAAGATACTAGACAAACAGCGTGGGCTTATTCGTAGCTGGCGTAGAAACCACGGGCATTATGAGGTAGATTGATGGCTTGGAGTTATGAGGAAACCGATCTAAGGACAACAACGGCCTCTGGTCGTCTGAATACTGTCCGACTGTTACTTGGTGATACAGATAGTAACGACCAACAGGTGCAGAACGAAGAGATCGCTTTTGCTCTGGCTCAAAATAATAATAACGTATACTACGCTGGGGCTTGGTGTGCAAGAATAGTTGCTGCCAAATACTCACGTAAAGTAACGACATCAATAGACAATGCTATAAGTGCTGATTACAGTGACCTAGCAAAGCAGTATAACAAGTTAGCAGAAAGCCTAGAGTATCAGGGTAAGAAGTCTGGTGCTGTTGTTGGTATTAAGGCTGGCGGTATCACCAAGTCAGGTGTAGACGCTATACGTGCCAACACTAACCGCATTACTCCCTCATTCCGTAGGGATCGCTTTCGTAATCCACCAAGCTATAGTGGAGAAGATTACGGCTCAGACTACGACTAGGAGGTCTAGATGTCTTTTCGATCCTTTGATCCCTATGACATGATAAGGGACTTCGGCAAAGAAGTTACACTGCACAAACAGACTACGGGTGGGACATACGATCCAGCCACAGGTACTTTATCGGGTGGGGCGACTACAGATTATACAGCCTTTGCTTACTTCTATAACTTTGAGGTAGGTATTCAGGGCGAGACTGATCTTAGGCGTGGTACCAGAAAGTGTGTAATTTCTGCGTTGGGTCTTGCAGTTGCTCCTGATGATGGTGATACTATCTCAGGGTTTGGTGACACAGTACACATCGTAAGAGTTACCACTCACTACAGCAACGGTCTAGCAGTCATGTATACCTGTGAGGTTGCAGAATGATGAGGTTGCAGGTAGCCACTAGACCCAAAGGTCTTGGCAAGAAACTAGATGAAAAGCTAGAGGCTCAGTTTAAAGCTAAATTAGTGCGTCAAGCCAACTTAGCCATAGCTGTTACAATGGGTGAAAATGCTCAAAGTAAACCTGCATTAGATACTGGTGCCTATCTAAGGTCGTGGTCTTTTAATAAACAAGGTAGACCACGTAGGGTTGATAGCAGAAGATTAACCAAAGGTTCTGGAAGTTCTGTTGATAGAGATGCTGCACAAGCTGCACTATATTCTGACATCTCTAAGATCAAACTAAAGGGTACGACTGCCATATACTTACAGAATGGCGCACCTCATGCTCCTTATGTAGAATATAAGCATAAGTATTACATTATGGAGACTATAGCTAATAGGATAAGAAATGGCAACTATTGACAAGGATATTCGGGCCGCACTAGAAAGTAAGCTGGCTGACATACCAAGCGTACCGTCAATAGCTTATGAGAACGTCCCTTTCAACCCTACAACGGGGCAAAACTACTTAGAGGTTACCTACACCCCGATAACAAGAAGGCCCACTGTACGGGGCTTAAATCCACAGCAGAGATACGATGGCATCTTTACCATTAACTGCTATGTCCCAGAGGGTGCTGGCCCTGCTGCGGCAGATACTCTTGCTAAGAATGTTATGGAGACATACGAAGCAACATCAAAACTAACTCAAGGTTCGACTACTGTTAATATAGAATTTGCAGAACGTAGACAAGGTATAGTAGACAGTCCTTTTTATCTTGTTCCTGTTGTCGTAACTTGGTATGCATACAAATAACTAGGAGATCACTATGGCCTTTGCACAGGGTTCACGTTCCAGTCTGTCGTACATCGTAGAAAGCGCTTTTGGTACGACACCTACTGGTAACTTCACTAACTTACCTTTTTCTACTCACTCACTAAACCTATCTAAAGATCGTGTTGCAGGTAATGACATTCAGTCAGACCGTATGCCACGTGTTGACCGTCATGGTAACCGTCAAGTTGGCGGTGACATTACTGTCGATATGCGTGATGCAGACTACGACGATTGGCTAGAAGCTGCCATGCTAAACACATGGTCAACTAACGTACTTAAAGTTGGTACAACACCTAAGTTCTTCTCTATCGAAGACTATGCTGCTGACATCGACCAAGCCCGTTTGTTCACTGGTTGTACAGTAAACACAATGGGTGTTTCACTAGCACCTAACCAAATGGTAACAACAACCTTTGGTGTCGTCGGTAAAGATATGACAATTAGTTCTACTGATATTGCTGAGTCACGTACTATAGATGCAGCCTCTGGTGCAGCACCTTTTGATGCTTACTCTGGTGACCTAAAGATTGCTGACAGTGGTTCAACTCTAGCATCATCGGCTATTGTTACTGGACTAGACTTCACAGTCACTAACGGTTATGCACCTACATTCGTCATCGGTGATGACTCAGCACCAAGCCTAGAGTTTGGTCGTGCAGAAGTAGAAGGTACACTATCAGCGTACTTTCAAGATGCAGCACTAGTAAATCGTTTCATCAACGAAACAGAGACAGCACTTGAAGTTTCTGTAGGTGATGGCACAAACACAATGACATTCCTATTCCCACGTGTGAAAGTAAACTCTGCTGATGTGGGTGTAGATGGTCCTACAAGTCGTGTAGTATCTATGTCCTTCGTTGCTCTATATGACACAACAGAGGCGACAAACTTAAAGATCACACGATCTGCGTAATCCCTAGCTAGGGTAGGGGGGTGTTGGTGTCGGGTCTGGCATCCCCCACAAATCTACCCGACAACCCGAAGGAGACTCGACATGGATTTAAAAGATTTAACCCCTGATAGTGATATAGTCACTTGCACCATACGACACCCAGTCAAGAACGAACCGTTAAAGAATGATGACGGTAGCGACATGGAAGTAGAGTTGTATGCACCTTATGCAGAAGCCTACAAGAAAGTAGTCTTTGAACAACAGAACAAACGACTCTCCAAATCTAAGAATGGTAAGATTGATATTAAGGCAGAAGAACTTGAGGAAGCTGGCATTGACCTACTTGCTAAAGTTACTAAGTCTTGGAATATTACCTTTGGTGGTGAACAACCTAAACTATCAGTGGCAAAAGCTAAAGAAGTATACAAGGAAGTATTCTGGATACGACAACAGTTAGAAGAAGCTGTTGATAGTTCTTTGGCTTTTATGATGAAGTAGTATCGGATTTACTTAGCTGGGCAGACGAAGAGTTTAAGCTATCAGTCACCCAGTCTGGTGCTACTGAAAGAGATCACTTAGAACAAGTATACAAGCAGACTGGCATCAAACCTAAAGAGTTAGAGAACGAACATAAGTTTCCCTCAATCTTGTCGCATGTCTGGTCTGCTTTTGTGCATATAAGCAATGGTAGATCAGCAGGTTTTTCTGGCCCTAACCCAATACAATACTCAGAGATAAAAGCGTGGGCTGAACTAACAGGCACACCTTTGTCATCTTGGCATGTAGAAATAATAAAGTTGCTAGACTCAAAGTACATAGGAGCATTAAATGGCTGACGATCTTTTAACGATGAAGATTGCCATAGATGATAGAGATTATCTAAAGGTTCAGAACTCCCAGAAGAAGTTCCAGTACAGCTTAGTTGAGATTGAACGGGCTTACCGTAAGGGTGAACTTACGTCTAAGCAGTATAATAGACAGCTTGTAATTCAATCTAAGCAATTACAAAAATTAGGGTTTGATTACAATAGGGCTTCTAGTCAAGTTAGACAATATTCCTTTGCACTTAGAAATGCTACTGAGGAACAACTTAACCATGCACAAGCTATGTCTTTATCTGGCAAAGGTATGCGCAGGTTTGAGTTATTTGCTCAACAGGCTGGTTATCAGGTAGGTGACTTTGCTGTACAGGTTCAGTCTGGTACAAACGTAGCTGTTGCATTCGGACAACAGGCATCTCAGCTTCTGGGTTTCCTAGGACCAAAAGGTGCTATTGCAGGTGCAGGTATTGCTATTGCTACAGGTTTCCTTGCACCCCTGCTAAAATCAAAAGACGCTACAAGAGATTTAAACGAAGAACTAGAAGAATTAGAAAGAACCCTTGGTGAAGTTACTACTGGGGCTAAAGCTAGTATTGAAGCAGGACTAACTTCTCAACTTGTTTCTGCCCAAGCAGCCGTAAATGAACTCATAGCTAGAACACAAAGTGAAGACTTTAAGAGGGCTATGTCTTTCGCTGGTGCGTCAACGGGTGCAGGGATGACTGCTCAGTCTATGATTGATGCAGAACTTGAAGGTCGTAAAGAACTTGTCGGTACCCTAGAACAACAAGTCGGTCAGGCACAAATACTAGAAACTCAAGAAAGAGTCCGTGCAACCCTTATGGGTGACCAAGTACAAGAGGCTCAGAACCTACAAGATGCTCAAAGACTTATAAAAGATGCTGAACAAGACAGATTCAAAGAACTAGTTAAAAATCTAGCGGATGCTACAGAAGAACAACTTGAGTATTTAGAGACACAAGAAAAAATAAGAGACTTTGCTGATCAACAAGCTACAAAACTTGAGCAAGAAAACGCACTCCTTCAAATGCGTCTACAGTTTGGTGACGAGGCTCTGTCTGTCAAGCAGCTAGAAAAAGATATAGCAGTTGAAAACTATGAAGCAGAGTTACTACGCAAAGGTGTTGCCGAAGATACTGTAAAGCAATTAGCAGAACAGTACAGAATTAGTCTAAACTTAAAGCAGCAGCTTAAAGAGATGGCTGAGATAACATACAACTTTGCCCCAACACCTGCCGTAGAACAGGCGTTGAGAAGGTATGGTGGTAGAAGTACAGTATCAGGTAAGAAACCTATTTTTGGTGAAAGTGGTAAATCCATTTATGCACCTGCTGTTAAACCCCCACCTGATGTCGTCGGTGACATGCTTAGACAGATAAGACATCAGACTAAACTGCTGGACCTTACCGAAGAAGAACGCCGTAAGGAAGAGATACTGTTTGACTTAAAGAGTCAAGATGTCAACATGAGTGATAAACGTATTGATCAACTCATTAAAGAGGCAGAGGCTTACTATAAGTTAAATGAAGAGCGAGACAAGCAACAAGTCAGGATCGACCAAATAGGTGATGCTTTCGGTGACATGTTAATGAGTGTTGTAGATGGTACAGCTAAAGCTGATGAAGCCTTTAAGTCCTTCATGGCAAGTGTACTCAAGCAACTTTACCAAGAGATGGCTATTGACCCAGCAGTATCATTCTTAAAATCTATTCTGGCAGACGGTGGTGTTATGTCACGTGGTCGTCTTACAGCTTTCGCTAATGGTGGTGTCGTAAATGGCCCTACTGTATTCCCAATGGCTAACGGCATGGGACTTATGGGTGAAGCTGGACCAGAGGCCATCATGCCACTGAAACGTGGACCTGATGGTAAACTTGGTGTCGAAGGTGGCGGTGGAGTTACTGTCGTACAGAACATCAACGTATCTACTGGTGTACAACAAACTGTACGTACTGAGATCAAGTCCTTGATGCCACAGATTGCAGAAGCATCTAAAGCAGCCGTTGCTGATGCTAAACGTCGAGGCGGTTCGTATGGAAGGAACTTTGCATAATGGCTATTACTTACCCACTAAACTTACCGACACATACAGGTATAGCCTCTATTGAGTTACATGCAATCAATGCGGTAGCATACAGTCAGTCCCCATTTACATTTGAAGGGCAAGTACATGCTCATGCTGGTGAGATGTGGACTGCTGATGTATCTTTACCACCTATGAAACGGGATGACGCAGAGCAATGGATAGCCTTCCTGATGAGCCTAAGAGGTCAATATGGTACCTTTAGACTTAGCGATCCAACAGCGGCTGAACCAAGGGGTACAGCTACAGGTATGACAATTACTGGGGGTACTGGTGATCGTACTATTAACGCTACTGTAACTAGTGGTAGAACTCTAAAAGCTGGTGATTACTTTGGGATAGTATCAGGTGGTAAATACCGACTACACAAA